GGCATCCACCTGCATGGGCAGTCGGCCGAGGCCGGCGAGTCGAGCGTGACGTGCGAGATCGTGGAGGCCGGCAAGGCGTGCAGCGTGAAGCTCGATCCGGTGTTCGTCCGCGAGTGGCTCTCGGGCCTTCCGGCTGACGGCGAGCCCACGGTGAGCGTCCAGGCCACCGACTCGCAGTCGGCGGTGGTGCTCCGCACGGACACGTTCGTGGGCGTCATCATGCCCCTGGCAACGGAGTGACGATGGAAAACAAGCGTGCAGTCATATTGCACCAGATGTGGACTGCTGGCGAGACTGCCGAGGCGATTGGCAAACGCTTCGGGGTCTCTGCCAGCACCGTCTGCCATTGGGCGCAGAAGTACAAATTGCCAAAGCGACAGAGGCCGCAGAAGAACAAGCCTGCAGACCCGTCGCCAGAAGAGATCGAGCGGCTCAAGGCTGTGCTGAAGGAACGGCATATCCAAGAGCGGATTCGGGAAGACGTAACGAACACGCACAGCAAGGTTTCCAAGTGGCGGCGAGGGATATTCCAACCGAGAGGTATGGCATGAGTGATGCAGGGCTGCTGGATGAAGTGTCTCGCCTGCGTGGTGACGCCGAGATATCGCGGCTGCGACTCCAGGCGGCGCACGCGGAGGTGGAGCGCCTGCGGCTCACCGACGCGGAGCGAGAGGCAATCGCGGCGTGCGTTGCGGACGACGAAGCGGCGACTGCGCATGAGCGAGCCGACACGCTGCGGGGGCTGCTGCACCGACACGCGGGACCAGGGGCATCGCATGAGTGATCCAACGACAGCGACTCATGACCAGGAGGGGCCGCTGTGCTACGGATTCACGCGCGACGGCGTGTGGCTGGATACGCGATTTGGCTGGGTGATTCCTGATGACGCCGTCGCTGATGCAGGCGAGGCGGGGCCGGCCACTGAGCGAGACAGCCGGCGATCAGCGGCTCGTCCGCTGCATCGCGTGGTTCTCACTGGAGAATGAAATGAGCGACGTTCTGGCGCGGCTGATGCGATGGATGGAAACGTCTGACATTGACGACGCCGATGTTGTGCTGCGTGACGCGATCACCGAAATCGCTGGGCTGCGTGCGCGGCTGCACGAGCGGAGGAGGAAGCCCACTCTCACCGACGAGGAGCGGGAGGCTATAGCCAACGGTGCGAGCAGCCTTGAAGCAGAGGTGATGCGGGAAGGTCTTTCAAACAACGCGACGGCGTACATGCGCAAGCACGCAGCCACACTTCGTGGGCTGTTGGCGAGACTTTCCTGAGAACAAGTATTCGACGGCATCTTCGCCGCCTAACACGGCGCGGAAATGCGTTTCACGGCCGAACGGCGCGAAACGGCCCGCGAAAGGCGGCGAAGCGGCGAGTGGTAGGCGTGGACGCTTGACACGCTCGCCATCTTCCGTTTGACCCGGCGGACACCGGGCGCTCACGGAGGATGTCTCATGCGTTTGCTTCTCGCTTGCCTTGTGGCCCTGGTGTGCTTCACGGTTGAAGCCGCCCCGACTGTCGTGGTCACGGCCCAGGATCACGCCACGATCATCGCCCGTCGCGGCGTGCTCGTGCATTCGTCGTGCGGCCAGTACGAAGGGATCGGCATGGGCGCCACGCCCGAGCAGGCCCGCAGGAACTGCTGCTTCTTTGGTAAGCGTGTCATCGTCGAGGAAGGCGTCGCCTACTCGCCGGCGCGTCGCCAGTGGTTCGCCGTGATTCGCTACCGGTGAGCATCACGTTCTCAGTACCTGGCGAGCCCGTCCCGCAGCCGAGGCCACGCGTCTCGACTCGGGGCGGGTTCGCACGGGCGTATGTGCCCGCGAAGCATCCGGTGCATGCCTACCGGCAATCGCTGGCAGCAGCTGCTCGAGCGGCTGGGCTCAGCGACACCGGAGAGCCGCTCAACGTCGTGATCGACGCAGTCTTCGTGCGGCCGAAGTCGCACGTACGAAAGAGCGGCGTCAAACCAGACGCACCGAAACTGCCCAGGCCCGACGTGGACAACATCGCCAAGGCGTGCCTGGACGCATTGCAAGACGTGATCGGCGATGACACGTGCGTGGCTCGTTTGGTGATCGAGAAGAGTTACGGCACGGAGGCACGGACTACCGTGCGGATCGGGTGAGCAACGCCAGCCTCTACCGCTACCTCGCCGAGCACTGCCAGCGGCACAAGGTGCAGTACTACCTTGAGATCGGCACCCGTGAAGGCGACTCGCTGCGGATCGTGCTAGAGAACGCCGCCGCCGATCTGCTCTCGGTCTGGGTGGCGGATCTTTGGGGCAGCGACTACGGCGGCAGCGGGCGTGGCAGTCATCAGCACATCGAGCAGCTGCTGGACGATTTCAACTTCGACGGCCGCCGTGCGTTTCTCGACGGCAACAGCCGAGACACGATCCCGGCCCTGATGCCCGAGAAAGCCGAAGCGTTAGACCTTGTGCTCGTGGACGGCGACCACTCTTACGAAGGCGGCATGGCCGACTTGGTGAACGTCTGGCCGCTCGTAAAGCCCGGCGGCTGCGTGGTGTTCCACGACATCACGCACCCGGCTCACCCCGATCTGATGCAGTGCTTTGACGAGTTCGTGGCGAAGCACAACGCACCGCACGAGATCATCACGGACGGCTACGGCCTCGGAGTCGCGTGGAAGAAATGAACATCCCCGACCATCTCATCTACCCGCTGGAGCCGTTTGCTCAGCTGTACCAGAAAAGGTACGCGGAAGGCATGGCCCGGCTGGCCAATTCCAAGGTCGCCTTCGTGGGCCTGGCCCGCAACTGTGCCGTGCGGCTTGCTGAGAACCTGGGGCGGCTCGAGCACCTCGCACGGTCGTGCAAGTCATGGGCACTGCACATCGAGGAGAACGACAGCACGGATCAGACGCTTGAGGTGCTCCAGGCGTTTGCCGAAGCGTACAAGCAGGCCACGTTCACGTCACAGACGCTGGGCCGCGAGCATTACGGGGCCGAGTTCGCAGGCCGCAGGACGATTGCCCTGGCCGAATACCGCGACGCGTGCCAGCGGTGGGTGCGTGATTGTGCTGCAGACGCCGACTACGTGATCGTCATCGACTGGGACCAGTGGGGCGGGTGGTCGCACGCTGGGGTTCTCAACGGGATCGGATGGCTTGTGGAGATGCCAGGTGCATACGGCATGGCCAGCGTCTCGCTCAACGAGTTCACGATGCTTGGCATGGGCGAGGATCGCCAGCCGAAGATCGGCAAAGGATGGACGCACTACGATGCCTGGGCGTTGCGTGGAGTTGGGCAGTCTCGCTGCTACTTCGATGACTACACCGCCGGCCTTGGCGGCTGGAAGCACCAGTGGCTGCCGCCGGTTGGCTCGCCGCCCGTGCTCGTCTCGTCTGCATTCGGCGGGCTGTGCATCTATCGCACGGAAGCCTTCCTGCAAGGCACATACGACGGCGTGAAAGACTGCGAGCACGTCCCGTATCACGCAAGCATCGCTAAGGCGACGGGCCAGCACTTGTACCTGAACCCGTCGCAACGATGCGTCATGGCTTGGATGACCGACAATGAAGGGCTGCACGGCGACCATTAGCGTCGCCGCATTCCGAGCCGATTGGCTGACGCACATGCCGATGCGGGCATTGTGCGAGCGGTGGACTATATCCCGTGACCAAGTCGTGCGCCTTAAGCACGTCTGGCATCTGCCCCCACGGCACGACAGGCGACTACGGGCCAAGCCAGTCAGACAGCGTGACCCGACGCCCCGCGAGATCCTGCAGGCTACTGAGGAGATCCAGGCGACGTGGAATGAGGAAGTACGCGAGGACCGCCGCGTCATCAAGAGCCAGCCCGTGACGCTTAAACGGATCGAGATGACCGACGAAGCCCGGGACGCGTTCGAGGACCAGGCCGGCGAGGTGCAGTGGTGAGCGGCAACGATCACGTACAGCGGCGGATCGTCGTGGAGTACGGGCAGCTGTACGCGTACTGCTACATGACTGACGGCAACGGCAAGGTGCTCGAGGAGGAGCGGTTCAAGCAGCCCTTTCGGCTCGACAAGCGGGACATCGCAGACGAGGCCGAAGACTGCTACCGCTCGGTGTGGGATTGGCTGAACGACACCGTCAACGTGACGCCGCTGCAAGGGGATGAGGACGAGGAGGCAGAATCGGGAGAGGAGGACACGCCGTGAACTACGAAGCCACGCCCGCCGAGCTCGACAAGTACGGGGCCAACCTCAACGTCTGGCAGCAGATTCAACTGCTGTCCGCTTGGTCGCCGCTGATCGGCTACGGCCAGCGGTTCGTCAACGAGGTTGACCCGTACAAGCGAAGCATCATCGTCGGCGAAGCCTGCGAATGGCTGGCGTCGAAGACCAAGGCCGTGACCGATGACCAACTGGTGCGGCTCGTCTCCGACGTGCTGAAGACCAAGGAAGGCGAGGCACTCGTGCGGTTCTGCCTGATGCAAGTCGAGGGCCGCAAGTGAATGTCGAACTCGCATTTCGTGCCGGTGCCCTCGCTCTGGCGGTTGCTCTCGCGGTGGCTCCCTACTGGCCGCAAATCCGAGCGGCCGCGAGTCGTGCGGTGGAGGCCGGCAAAGAAAAAGCCGGTCTCCTGAGTCGCCTTGCCGCCATTGCTCTGCTGGTCGCTGCCGCCTGGGGCAAGGTGCAGCTGCCGACGCTGCCGACCAGCCCCGTGGCTCCCGTGGCCGTCGAGACGCCGAGTGACGAGATGCAACGCCTTGTTACGCCGATTGCCGAGGCCCTGCGTGGTGCCTCGCCTGTTGATCGTGCCCTGTGGGCTGAGGTCTGGACCAAGGCCGCAACGGTGGCCGCTGGCGATGCCGTGACCACCGAGGTGGTCTTCACGGACACCCGCTCGCTGCGGGCCTTCACCGCTCTCGCCGTGGACATCGCCTGGCGTCGCATCGGGCAGCACGTGCCCGGCTCCAACGAATCGCTCAGGACGGCCGTAGAGGCCGCCTACGGGTCCGCTGTCGGCGTGGACGTTGTGCCGGTCACTGCGGACCTGCGGGGCCGCTATGTGGCGTTCTGTCGTGCCGTGGCATGGGCCGGCGTCAACGGGGGCTGACGCATGGCAGAGCATGGCATGGGCTACGTGCCTGACCCGGAAGGCGCCGCCGCATTCGTGGCGTCGCTTCCGCATCCGACGCTCGCGACGGCCGGGCCGGATCTCAAGGCGGCCGATCAGGACGTGCTTCTGTACCCAGCCCTGCTGGCGTGCGACAGCAAGTGGAAGCGTGGCTCGCAAGGTAACGTCGGCTCATGCGTCGGCTGGGGCGCGAGCCTTGCCGTAGACGTGCTGGCTGCGTGCGACATCCACTGGCGGAAAGAGCCGGAAGCCTGGCACGGCCGCACCATCGAAAGCAGCCTGTACGGCTTCTCCCGCGTGGAGGCTCGGGGCCAGCGATCCAACACCGGAGGAGACGGCAGCACGGGCTTCCATGCCGCCAAGGCGATCCGCGACTTCGGTGCCCTGCACTACGGCGTGGACTACGGCGGCACCGTAGTTCGCGAGGAAGGCAAGCAGCAGCGGGACCGTGAGTGGGGCCGCAACGGCGTGCCCGACGTGCTCGAGCCGTACGCCAAGGAGCGGCGGTGCTCGGAGACAACGTTGGCCACCAACTTCAACGAGGCAGCGGCCGCCATCAGCAACGGCTACCCGGTTGTCGTGTGCAGCGGCCAGGGTTTCAGCATGTCCCGCGACGATGACGGCTTTTGCAAGGCCGGCGGCGTTTGGTGGCACTGCATGTGTCTGATTGGCTTGAGAGGCGGCAAGCGTCCCGGCCTGCTCTGTGCCAATTCGTGGGGCGAATCAAACACCGTGGGCAAGCACTACCCAAACGACATTCCGCCCGCCGTCCGCAACTGCTCCTTCTGGATCGACGCCGAAGTGTGCGACCGGATGCTCTCTGGCCGTGATTCCTACGTCTACGCCGGGTACAGCGGGTTCCGTCCGTCGCCGATGCCCGGCAACTGGCTGGAGGGCATCCTGTGAGATTCCTGCTCGCGTTCTGTGTCGTGCTCGTTGGCTGCGTCGCCACGCTGCCTGGCGACAACGGCGTCACCGCCGACCTGGCCTGCGAGACAGCACGCATGGTCGTGCAGCTGCGGAACGAGATCGCCCCCAGCCCGACGAGCGACAAGTGTGACAACTGCGTGGACGGCTTTATCGGTGACGGGAAAATCAAAATCGTCTGCCCCATCTGCAAAGGAACGGGGAAGAAATGACGCTGCCAGAACTCCAGGCCCACGTCTGGGATCGTCTGCCGACGCTACAGCGAACGGTTGCCGGCCGTCGCATCGTCTCGCGGATCGTGAAGTCAGCCGTGCGAGGCTGGCCCGTACCCGTGCTGGAGCAATGCAACGCCGACGAAACGCAGGTCGTGGCCAAGCACTACACCAAGCAGATCGAGAGGGCAGCCCGCCACGAGTTCGGCATGGGCATCATCCTGACGCTGGTGCTTGGGGCTCTTGTGCAAGAGGTCGTGAAACTCTTGGTTCAATGGTGGCTCGATCGACAGGAGAACCGCACGCAGATGCGTCTACTGATGCGTGAGGCACGAAACCATGACTGAGGCGGCGAAAGACACTGCGTTCGGCATCATGGAGCGATGGGGCTTTCCAGTGCTCGTGGCACTTGCAGCCGGGTGGATACTGCGGAACGACGTGCTACTGCCTCTGGTAGAAGAGCACCGCTCGTTCGTGAAGCAACTCGGCGAGACGCAACGCGAGATCAGCCAGGCCGTGGCAGAGCAGACGAAGTTGCTTTACGCGTTGCAACCCAAGGCAGCCAAGGTGGAGAACTGACGCATGGCGATGAATCCGAAGCTGCTGCGGCCGAGACAGACGGGCTACGTTGCGCCGGACGCTGACGCCCGTGCGTACATCGCGGCCGTGCAGACGGCAGACGGGCAGAAACTTGAGGTTGCGGTCGCCAAAGCAATCAATGCGTTCGTCGTGGACTGCAAGGCCGACGGCATCTGGTCAGCAATCAAGGCGTCCTGCATCCTCGCAGGCGCTCGCACGCTGTCTGGGGCGTTGACGCCGCTGGTCGGCAGCGCCCCGACGAATAACAACTTCGTCACCGGCGACTACAACCGAAAGACGGGCCTAGTCGGCAACGGGACGACCAAGTACCTGGATAGCAACAGGAACAACAACGCCGACGGCCAGAACGACAAGCATGTCAGCGTATGGGTGGATTCTGTGACGACGCAAACGTCAGACTCGTACATCGGCAGCAGCGTCAACAATGCTGGCGGAACCAACATCTTTAGGGGAAGCGTCAACGCAAACTGGCGAATTCACAATTCAACGGGCGACAGTTCCGTCAATGTCGCAAATGCGTCGATGACTAATTTCGTCGGATTGTCGCGGTCTGCAAGCAACTCACTCACTTACCGGGCCGCAGGCTCAACGGCATCTGCCGGGTTCAATTCGACAACGCCAGAGAACGCGAACATTCTTGTCTTCGCCACAAACGCCAACACGCTGGCGTCTGTCACTAATCACGCTGACTGCCGTCTCCGCTGGTATTCCATCGGCTCGTCGATGACGCTTGCCACGCTAGATAGCAGGCTTTCGACGTTGTTCACTGCCATCACGGCCGCCATCCCATGACACTCGCAGAACT